AAAACGCTAAGCTCCGCGCTATAGCTGACGGCTCTGCCATCGCCCAATACGGGGCACCCTTCTGGACATTGCGGCTGGGCGGAGACTGATGAAGCCGATAACATCCTCAACGCCTACTAACTTTGCATATTTTGCTGACTGGGCTCTCGAAAATTCTAACCAATACGACAATACGCAAATTATAGATTTGCTGCGTCTTGCCAGGATGTGGCAACGCAAAGAAATAGGGCCAGACATTGCGACATCTATACAGAGTCTTATGTGTATGTGGGAGATAACAAAAAGACCGGCTCAGACAAGGCTTCATCGCTTGCGAGATGCTGGGCTAATTGAATACAAAGCAGGTAATTTTCAATCGCCAGGTTACCGCTTTTTAAGAATAGGACCATTAGGCGAAGACAAATCTCTGGCCATGTCCAAGCAAGAATGCGAACAAGTGGTAATGGATATCCTTGTTAACCACAAAACGAAGTCAAACAAAGAACTGGCAAAACTACTTAAGATCCCGCACAGAAAAATAATGCGTATTCGCAACGGCGGTATCTGGCTTAGCGTATTGCCATACATTGAACGATTAAAGAACACAAAAGATATGCGATGTACAGAATGCCTAAACTTTGATACTAAAACATGGGAGTGCAAAGAGAAAGTCCCTGAAAGCATCAACGAGCACGGGAACCTGGTTAACAAGTGCGCGGAAAATTGCGACCTATACGAAAGAAATACGGCGATAACTTGTCTTTTTGATTTGCCGTGTGATGATCCTCTTTTTATGGAAACTTACACTAAGATGTTATGCGATGGCTTGTTAAAACCTCAGATTGCTATGATCTTAAGGCGTAGTCGATCATCGTTGCCAAAAGTTAAACCATTAGGCCTAGTTCGATTTCGTCGTCTTCCCTCCGATCCACCCGACACCCCCGCCCCCTCCCCCATGTTTGACACCTATCCCCCCACTCCCCAAGCCGCCGCCGATCTCCAGCCGCAACGGTTCACCATTGGTGAAACCTGGCGCGGTCCCGATGGCCCTGACCGGCAACCCGGCCGCAACTACCGCGTCTGTACCGCCCCTGACAATCCCCTCCACGTCAGGCTGATGAGCATCGGCGGCGGCACAGATGAAATCGTCCCCATCGCTGCTACCGTCGGTTACACCCTCGTCGCACCAGCTAAACCGGGCGGAAGGTTTTGACTACCTCCATTGTCGGCATTGATCCCGGCCTTTCTGGAGGCCTCGCGTTACTTAGTGCCGACGGCAGCCTGATCGAGGCCCTGCGTATGCCCGTGCTCAAGCTCAACGGCAAAGGCGAAATCAACATGGCCAGCCTCTCGGCCATCATTCACCGATGGCAGCCGGGCCACATCTGGCTGGAGCAGCAGCAGGCCATGCCCCGGCAAGGTGTGGCATCCTCGTTTCGCACCGGTCAGAACTACGGTTGTTTGCTGGGGTTTGTCGCTGGCCTCAGCATTCCTTACTCGATCGTGCGGCCCAACATCTGGAAGCGTGCCCTAGGCGTGCCAGCCGACAAGGCCGCCGCCATCGCCATCGCTACCCGCCAGTTCCCAGCCGCCTCCTCCTACTGGTGTCGTGCGGCAGACGATGGCGTGGCAGAGGCAGCCCTGATTGCCCTCTATGGCCATCGGCAAAGATCGTGTGATCCATAAACGTGATTTGCGTCCTATGATGTCCGAGCCGGCAACACCGGCCCTCGGCCCTGAGATGAGAGCAGTGGCCTTCCCCTCAGAGATGCAATGCTGAGTTCTCCGCCCTGGGACAAGAGCAGAGGCCGTGACCGTGGGAGCCGTAACTCCCGCACCTATTCACCACAGCCCCTCTCCCGAGGGGCTTTTTCATGTCTGCCTACCATGCCCTTATGGCCACACCCTCCACCCTCCCCCAATGGTTTGTCACCATCCGCACCAGTCCATCCTCCACCGCTGATCGCCGCATCTCAGCATCCTCCGCCTACGCTGCACGCTGGCTCTACTCTCAGCTACACCCAACCGATACCATCATCCTCATAAGGCCCAGCAGGTAGCACACCATGGCAGGGATCAGCTTCTCCATCGATGACGCCGACATTCGCGCCGCTGATCGCTGGCTAGCAGCCACCACAGGCCAGATCGATTTCGTCACATCACGCGCCATCGGCGCCACCGTCAAATCCATTCACGGCAACCTCAGGCGCCAGCTACCCTCTGCCATTGATCGCCCCACCGCTTGGACGCGGCGCGGCCTCCTCGTGCGTTACCCCACACGCACCAACCTCACCGCCGCCGTCGGCTTCAACTATGGGGGTGGCAACTTCGATGAGGTTGGCCGGATGTCGAACATGGGTGTCCCCTCTGGCCGGTACATGGAGGTGCAGGCACGCGGCGGCAGCCGATCCGCTAAATCCTCAGAGCTTGCCCTGCGCCGGGCTGGCCTCGCTGCCTCTGATGAGTTCCTGACGCCTGCAGGGTTCGGGATCGGCAAACCTGACACAGCCGGCAACGTCTCTGGCGGTCGCTACCAGCAGATGCTCAGCCGCCTACGCGCCAACCGCGACATCGGCACGACCAGCAACGCACCCGAGGGGCCTGGCTCCCGTGGCCGCACCGCCGCCAAGCGCCGCGAAGTTGACGTGTTCATCTCTCGTCGCAAGGGCGCAGCCATCATGCAAAGGACTGGCCGAGGCCCGAAGGGTGGCACTGGCAAGGGCACACACAAGCCCGGCAGACCCCAGACCGTGGGATATAAGCGCGACATCAAGGCCGCGTTCTACCTCGTCCGCAATCCTCGCTATCAGGTGCGCTTCCCTGTTCGCCAGCTGGCGATGGATCAGTTCAGACGTGAGATCGGTCCGAACTTCACAGCCGCTCTCGAATGGGCGCAACGCAACCCCAAACGCTAAAGGTTCGAGATGATACGGTTTTTTGGCTCGTGCTGATACACGAAGCGCTAGGGGTAAGAAAATTTTTCTCGCTCGTCGCTCAAAACCCTGTCGTGGTCTGGATTTTTCCGGGTCCTCCCGGGGCCAAAGGTTTTGAGGGTTATTCGGACCGCGGTTTCGCTGTTGATAACGGCTCGCAATAAGGTTGCAAGTTGGTTTTCGCCAATCTGAAATCCCTTATTCCACCAGCCATTGCAACTACTTTGCAACCGGTTGCAACCGCTTGCTACCGTGGTTGCAATGGCAACCCCAGTCAACAGCACCAAAGGCGCCGAGCTGATCGAGGCAGCGGTAGCCCCCAGGCGATGCAGCCGGCAGAACCTGGAGAAGCTCTGCGAACGTGGAGCACTCCAGGGGAGTCCTTGCATTCTGCAGGCCAAGCCGCTGCGCGTTGATGCGGACCTGTTGGTGAGCGAGTATTTGGCGCGGGTGGGGCAGAACCAGAGCGAGGCCCAGCAGCCGACCGCGAAGCGAGAGCAGCAAATAAAGCCGCCAGCCGCGTCACCTTTGCGCCGCGCACCGGTGCCCCCCCCGCCACTCGACCCCGGCGAGGTGCCAAACTTCAACGACGAGCGAGCCCTCCACGAACGAGAGAAGCGGCTGATCGCCGAGATGGATAGGAAAGTAAAGGCCGGCGAACTTGCCTACATCGAAGACATGGAGATGGCCTACAACGCAGTGTTGCTGCAGCTGACCACCAAGGCCGGATCATTGCATAAGCAGATCAAGGCGGCCATCCCGCACCTGACGCACCGAGAGATGGAGAAGATCGAGCGCATGGTCTCTGACGTGTTCGAGTCTGTGGCCTCCAGCGCTTTTGAGGAGCTGCCGGAGTGATTGACCGCAGCGTGCGCAGGATGGCCCAGCGGCTGGCGGCCAAGGTACAGCCAAAGCCGCCAATGACAATGCTTGAGTATTCAGATCGGCACTATTACATTACCAGCGCAACAGACGGCCGCCAGAAGTGGTACACGAGGCCATATCAGCGGGATTGGTTCCTGGCGCCCACTGATCCAGAGGTGGAATGTATGGTCTGCCAGAAGCCGTCACGGGTCGGGTGGTCGGAGTATGTGAAGGCGGTGATTGCGTTCTTCACCGACTGGCGACCGTCAAAGATCATGCTGGTGCAACCCACTGATTCAGAGGTTGACACCTACAGCCACGAAGATATTGATTCAATGTTTGACGACAACCACGGCATCCCGCGTCTTAAGGGAATGCTGAGCAATCGCAAGGTGAAGGGAGCGCCAAAGAACGCCTACAACTTCAAGCAGCTGGTCAATGGCGCCCTGATCCACCTGGTGAGCGCAGCTACGCCACGGTCCGGCCGGCGGGTGGAGCGCAGCCCGATCCTGTTTGAGGAGCCCGCCACCTACGACAGCCCCGAGGGCGACACCATCGGCAACCTGTTCCAGCGAGCCGGCAACATCTGGGATCCATTCTTCACGATCGGCGGCACCCCGATCTATCCCAACGACTACATGGATCAGGCCTTCAAGAAAGGCGATCAACAGTATCGATATTATCCGTGTCCGCATTGTCGCCACTATCAGCAGTTGAAGTGGGAGCGGTTCATCAAAGAGGGGCCGGACGAGGGGCGGATCAGCTGCGAGAACTGCGAGCAGCCCATCGACTACAGCCACTTGCGGGAGATGGACGAGGATGCTGGGTGGGCCTGCCCGCTGGGCTTGGACCGCAGCAAGCAAGTGCTGCGCAATGGCGTACCCATCTGGCGATCACAGCAGGTGGGGCCAGGCATGAGCTACCACCGGGCGGCGATGTGGCCCGAGCTGGTAAGCCGCCATCGCGTGGCGCTGGAGCAACTGAAGATGGGGAACACGGATCCGATGCAGACGTTTCATAACACCGACCTCGGACTGCCCTGGGAAGACTCGATCACCAGCAAGCTCACCGGCGACGGCCTGGCAGAGCGCAGGAAAAACGAAGGCTTCGGCAACGGCTACCCGTGGAACGGCGAGACCTGGGCTATCCCCACCGGCGTGCTGGTGCTGACCGCTGGGGTGGACGTGCAGGGCGGCGGCGGCACCGTAGGGGAGCGGCTGGTGCTCACGGTCTGGGGCTGGGGCCGCGGCGAGGAGGGCTGGCATATTGCTCACTTTGAGATTGATGGCGACCCCCAACAGGCCGAAGTGTGGGAGCAGCTGGATCAAGTGAGCCAGACCACATGGACCCGCCAGGACGGCGGGAAGATGCGTATTTCGTTTGGCGGTATCGACCACGGCGGCCTCTCAAGTAAGGCGGTGGCCGACTACTGCCGTACCCGCACCGATCGCTGGGTGGCCATGAAGGGAGATGGTACGAAGGATCTGCCGATCATCCAACTAGGCACGCCAGTGGAGGTGAACCGGAAAAACAAAAAGGTAGCCAAGGGGGCAATGCTTTATAGAATGGGATATACCAACAGCGTCGGCCATCTAAAGAAACAGCTCAGGGTGGAGCAGCCTGGTCCCGGCTATCTGCATTTTGGTACCGCATCAACTGACGCATTCTTAGGCGAGCTGTTCCCATGGAAGTGGGTGCCCAAGACAAAAGAGCGCAAGGAGTACAAGTGGGACCTACCGCCCGGTAGCCGTGATGAGGGTGGGGATTGTACGAGGATGGCGTATGCAGCGTTGCTGCTGGTGGCCAGGCGCTACAACCGAGCGACGATGTGGGATCAGCTGGCAGCGCAGGTGAAGCGGCCGGCTGTGGAGCAGGGGAACGGTGTGGGCCGGCTGGCAAGTGGCGGCAGATTCTCCCGGTAGTATGGTGCCATGGCAGGAATCACGCTCGCACAAGCACAGGCGCGGCTAGATCAGTATCTAGCCGCTGAGGCTGCTGTCTTGCAGAATCAAGAGTATAAGATCGGCGCGGGTGACGGGTTCCGTAGTTTGACGCGGGCTAACCTTGCGGAAATTCAGAAAGGCATTGATCTATGGAACAAGAGGGTTCAGGATCTGAGCGCGATGGCAACGGGTCGCGGGCGATCTTTCACGCCTACCCCTAGGTGGTGAGATGAGCAAGCGCAAGCGGGCGAAACAGGAAGCACGGCTGAAGGAAGCGCTGGCTCAGCTTGCCCCTCAGCAGCCGATGGCGCAGGGGATGACGGGCACCAGTCGGTTGGCCCTGTCGGCGAGGTTCGCGGGCTGGCGTCCGCAGTCATTGGATGCCGATGGGGACGCAAGTTTTGATCTGGCAGATACGCGGGCTTTTTCGCGTGATCTGGTGCGAACTGCGCCGGTTGCTACGGGTGCAATCCAGACGAGAGCATCGCATATCATCGGCACCGGGCTGTCCTTGCAAAGCCGGATCGATGCGGAAGAGCTGGGGCTAGATGACGATGAGGCGAAGGAATGGCAAACGAGAACCGAACGGCGGTTCAATATGTGGGCAAGCTCTGTCTACTCTGACGTTACAGCAGAGCAAAACTATTATGAACAGCAGGATTTAATGCTGCGTGCGCATGATACGAGCGGCGATGTGTTTGTGTTGCTTGCTGATAAACAGCGGGTGGGTTGGCCGTTTCGGTTGGCGCTGCAGATCATAGAAGCCGACAGAGCTTGTAACCCTGAGGGCCGAGCCAATACGGCAACGATGGTCGATGGTGTTGAGAAGACGGAGCAAGGTGAGCCGTTGCGGTTGCATCTGCTGAACCAGCATCCCGGCCGAATTTTTCCAGATAAGAAACGAGAATGGACATCGTATCAGTTCCGCAGTAACACCGGCCGTCGAAATGTGTTGCATCTTAAAAAGATGGAGCGACCGGGGCAAACCCGAGGATTGCCAAGGCTTGCGCCGATTATTGCGACGATCAAGCAGCTAACGCGATACAGCGATGCTGAAGTAGATGCAGCTGTCAATAGTGCGGCGATGGCGTTGTTTGCGACGATGGACGCCAATGCGTTTCAGGATGTTCTTTCTGATGATGAGAGAGCACAAATGATTGCAGCCGCCAGCGGCTGGGATGGTAATCTGGACAGCGGGAAGATCGTCAATCTGATGCCAGGTGAAAGCATCATTTCACCAACACCGGGGCGACCAAATCCGAACTTTGATCCATTCTTCGGCGCCATGCTGAACCTTGTGAGCATGGGCTTGGGGATGCCTAAGGATGTGCTGGCCAAGGCGTTCAATGCCAGCTACAGCGCCAGCCGTGCTGCACTGATGGATGCGTGGCGGACGTGGAAGATTGAACGAGCTTGGTTCAATCGACGAATCAATCAGCCGGTCTACGAAGAATGGCTGGCCGATGCTGTGGCGCTGGGGATCATCGTGGCGCCTGGCTTCTTCTCTGATCCGTTCATCCGTAACGCCTGGTGCGGTAGTAACTGGAGTGGTGATGGCCCCGGCGCCCTGGATCCATTCAAGGAAGCGCAGGCCGCTGAACTGCGGATCAATACCGGCATCACCACCAGGGCGGAAGAGGTGGTGGCATACGACGGTGGCGACTGGGAGCAGAAGCACCGCCAAAGCGTGCGTGAGACCGCCGATCGGGTGGAAGGTGGTTTGCAGGCCCCGGTAGGGATGGAGCAGCCATCGCCACGGCTGCCGGCTGATCAGCAAGATCCTGAGGATCCTGAAGACCTTGAGGATCTGGACGATCCTGAAGACTTGATTGACTCCCTAACATGACACCATGACAAGCATTCTCGACATTCTGAATTCTCCGTGGGCGATCCTGCCGGATCGGCTGGAGGAGATCCAGGCGATCTACGCGGCACGGATCAGCGGCGAGAAGCCCGACCTAGCGGCGATCGAGGCCCGCATTGGCCGACCGCTGGAGAATCCGCCACAGGGCTACGAGGTGCGCGACGGGGCCGCGCTGGTGCCGCTGCGGGGGGTGATGGGGCAGCGCATGAACCTGATGAGCGCCATGAGCGGCGGCACCAGCACCGAGCTTTTCGCACGGGATATTCGGATGGCGCTGGAGGATCCGGCGGTTCAGTCCATTGTGATCATGGCCGACACGCCAGGCGGCAGCGTGGCCGGTACCCAAGCTGCAGCGGCTGCGGTAATGGCTGCCCGTGGTGTCAAGCCGATTGCTACCTTCGTGGAGGGGATGATGGCCAGCGCTGGCGTATGGGTCGGGACAGCGGCCGATGCTGTGATCTTGGATTCCGGCACCAGCCAGGCGGGATCCATTGGTGTGGTCGCCACCCATGTGGATGTGAGCAAGCGAGAGGAGATGCTTGGGGTCCGCACCACTGAGATTGTGGCGGGGCGGTTTAAGCGTGCGGCGTCGCAGTATGGACCGCTCACCGAAACGGGCCGGCAGGTGATGCAAGATCAGGTTGACTACCTGTACTCGCAGTTTGTGGCGGATGTGGCGCGGCAGCGTGGTGTAAGCGCTGATCAGGTGCTGGCAGATATGGCCGATGGTCGGATGTTCATCGGTCAGCAGGCGATTGATGCGGGACTAGCGGATGGCATCGCTACACTTGACGAGACCATTGCTGAACTCAACGACCGCGCCCAGTCCGCTAGGCGTGTGCTGATCCCCGCCACAACCTCTATGGAATCCCCCCCGATGAACACCAAAGAAGCGGCCCAGGCATGGGCAGCGGAAAATCCTGAGGCTGCGGCGCTGATCCGCGCCGATGGTGCCGACGGCGAACGCCAACGAATCGCGGCTGTGCGATCGGCCCTGCTGCCAGGCCATGAAGCCCTGATTGAACAGCTGGCCATGGATGGCCACACCACTGGCGGCGATGCGGCCCTGGCGGTGCTGGCCGCCGAACGTGAGCAGCAGAAGGCCCGGGCCTCCGCCCGGTTTGCTGATGCTCCGCAACCTATGGCGGCTGTCGCCATTCCTGATGAAGGTCTGGAAGCCGTGGAGAAGGAGCCGGTTCAGCCGGATCCCCACGTCCTCGCCAATGAGGCTCGCCAACTTGTCGAGACCGCCAAGGCGCAGGGCCGCACCCTGAGCTTCGCCGACGCTGTGGCTCAGGCGCAGCGCACCCTTACCCCCGCCTGAGGATCCACCAATGACCATGCGTAATCAAGGACTGCTTAAGACGTTCGTGGCGGGTGGCACCATTGCCCCCTGTCGGTTTATCAAGTTCGGCGCCGATGATCGAACGGTTGTGCAGTCTGCTGCAGCCGCTGATTTCACTTTTAGCGTTTCCGATAGTCTCCCCATTGGCACCAGCACCGCCAGCGGCGAACGTGTCGACGTGATTCTCACGGACATCGTGACCGTTGAGTATGGCGGCAGCGTGACCCGTGGCGCATTGCTTACCAGCGACGCAGACGGCAAGGCGATCACTGCAACGGCTTCGGCTGGCGCCAATGTTCGCATTGCTGGTGTTGCCATGGTGAGCGGCGTTTCAGGCGATCTGGGCGCCGTGCGCCTGAGTCCTGGCTCTTTCCAGGGTTGATCCTTCTACCTCCAGGACCGAACAATGTCTAACATGAATTTTCCGTTTCCGTACGATCCTGTACGGACTGCGATTGCGCTGGCGTACACGAATCGGCGGTTTATCGCTGATCAGGTTTTGCCTCGTACGC